CCGCGATAAGCTTTTCTCTTTGCTTTACTCGCTTGGCAATCGCTGCCATGTCTTTGAAAATGTCTCTTTTGAATTTCAGGCGATACATGCGCGGGATTGCTGCTGATGATTTCATATTGCATTCAATTCCGCTGATAACTATCGTTTTTCTCATTAGGCACCTGCCTCCGTTCCTGCGGCTGTTCCTGTTTTCTGGTAAACCGCATCGAACCATTTTTTATAGATATCGTCCGGCGTCTTATCGCTTGTTTTGGCTCTCACATAACCTTCTTCATCCGGCTTGCATGTGATTGTAACGGTGTCTGTTGTAGGCTCAACGTTTTCTTCTTTCGTCGTGTCTTCCGCCGTTACCCTTGATGCGCTGCAGTTAAAATACCAGATCCGGATTTTCCGCCCAGTATCTGAGTCAATGTCAAAACCGCAGGCAAAATCAACGCTTGCTTTGTCAGTTTTTTCAATCAAAACCTGATTTTCGTCAAGGATTTCGCCAAGGATTTCCTGACGGAATGCGTCTGGGATCATTGCGAAAACAGCATCACCCTCATATCCGTTGTTTGCATATGTGGAATAGTAGACAATTCCGTCTGCGTAAAATTCCGATTTTTCGCCCTGTGGTTCTGCGTTAAAAGAAACAGATCCCGGGATATGTACGGGCTTTTCAAAGCTTACTGTTCCGTCTTCGTCTTTCGTCCGCTTTGCGTAATGAAAGTTGCTTATGCTAAATTTGACTTTCACTTTTATACCTCCATTTCATATAAAACTTCGTACATATCTTCACTTTCTATGTACGTTTCTGATTTTTCGTAAAACATTCCATACTTTTCAAGAATGTCTTCAATCTTTCTTTCAAGGTGCATGTCCTTTGTGTCTGTGTACAGTTCGATGTCTAATCTGTTGATTTTATAATATGGTTTGCCATCTGCCGAAAAAGCCCGTGTTCTCGGCAGTACATAGCATATAAAAGGCGGCGCTACAGCTTCTTCGGTTTCAAAGTGATGGTATCGATATTCAATGCCAGTTTCATTCAGCATTTTTTCGATTTCTTTTTGTGTGATCATATCTGCTTTATCCGCCTTTCGATTTCTTTGTCGGCTTTTTCATACGCTGGTTCAATGTGTGGGATTGCGCTTACTCTGCCCCCGCCTCTTTTTGCGTGTCCTTTTTCCAAAAGATGCGTCAAACGGTATTCTGGATTTCTGTTGTAAACCACACGGTTCTTTTTCAGTGCTGATTCTGTAACTGTTTTGTTGGCCCAGTGTTTTGCGTATTCGCCGGTCCTTTTTGGCGATGTCTGTTTAAGGTCTGATGTTGTTTCTTTGGCGACATCATCGATAATCTTTTTCATGTTGTCGATTTTTTCTTCCCGAAACTCTGACAGTTCTTTGGATATCGCATCCGCAAACTGCGCTATCGATACTTTCACATTCTCACATCCTTAAATTCCGTCACATTTCTTTCCAGATCTAACTGCAGGCACGGCGGCGATGAATCGAATTTTTCTTGGATCATCTGTATTTTGTATTGCTCTCCATCGATAATGCACATGTCCATCTTTGATATTCCTGATACCATCGGCACAAAAACAACCTTGTCAATGCTCACCGACGCGATTTTTGCTTTGTAAAATTTGCTGTAACCTACAGTTTTTTTGCCATATCTCAGTGACATCTTGGTTTCTGTGATGGTCCTGTTTTTTGCCATACATATGTCCAGTGTCCCATCGTTAAAAGTTATAAACCTTTTATCCTTGATTCTCGGCATTTTCTCTCCACCTGTTCATCTGCAATGAGATAATCTCCGGCTTATAGTTGTTGACAAATTCGGGCAGCTGCCCCGCTCTTTCGTACATGCAGTAGTCCATGAGCAAGGCTTTTTCCTGCGTATCTTCGTAAAAGTTGCAGCGCCCTATTTTCCCTCCAAGGTATGCCATGCCTCTTTTGATAGATCCGCGGAGTTTTTTCTCCTCCGCGGCCGTCATGTCCCATGTGATGTCAAGATAGGTTTTGATTTCCTCAAAGAGTTCGTCCATATCAATCACCGGACTTTGTGACTGTGATCGTATATGTCTTTGTCTGGCTGCCGTCAGTTACTTTTACCTTAACAACATTTCCTGCGCCTGCTTCCCATGTGATCCTGCTGCCGTTTGCGATAACTTCATCGTTGTATGTCACATCGATGTTCGCCGTCGCATCTGCTGCAACCGCTGTTATTGTATTTGACGCATCACTTGTTTCAACAGTGTATTCCGTTGTTACTGCTGCAAATTCCGGTGTCAATGCATGTCCGCCAATCTTCAGCGACGCTAATTCGGCATTTTCTACGTCAGTTACACTCTGCACTGTTTCAACCTTGTAATACAGCGGCTGCAGATTTGTGATATCAAAAACAATAAAGGCATTGTTATCGATCGCAAAACCATTGGCATAACCTTTGATCAGATATACTCTTTCATCTTCCAAGAAATGGTAATCGTCTGAGTAAAGGATTCTTCCGTTGGATTCCATTCCGGCGCCGCAAAAATACAATCTTGGCACGCCGAAGACTGCTGTGCCCATTTTAACGGCCGGCGACTGAATGATGGTCATGTCAAACGGCAGTGACTGCGCATATCCGCCGCCCGGCAGCGGCACCTGAATCGCCGGTAAAATTTTGCTGAAATATTCAAACGGATTGACAATTAAAATAAGGTCGTCGATTCTTCTTGTTTCGCCTTTTTCGTTGAGTGTCAAGATTGCAGCCTGTTTATTTAACTGGATATTGTCGAATCTTGTAATCTTTACCGGTGTTTTGTCCGGGTATACGCCGCCTGTGACTGTAACATCATCGCCGACCTGTTTTGTCATGCCGATCGGCATATCTTTTCCTGTGCCGTTGATAATGCCATCTTCAAGGCCGTTTGCAAATGCTTCATAGAGGATTGCTCTGATGTATCTATCCAACCATTCCGGCCCCAGATCAAGCATCGCTTTTGAAATCGGGATAAACGCTGAAAGTTTATCCAGTGTCACGTCAACTTCTTTAAACCCTGATGTCAATTCCTGTGTAATTTTAGCTGTCAGTTTTCCCCAAGCGGCTTTCTGATAACCGTTGGTATTCATCATCATTCTTGTTAGCCCTGTGGCCGGTGCCATCTGAATCTTTGACAGCAGCGGATGATTTTTCTGAAGGTCTTCGAACACTTTGTCGATGATGGTGAACGGCATAACGACATCAAGATTTTCGATAGCCTGCTTTGGATTCTGTGATTTCATTGCTCCAATGACAGCTTGATAATATTCGTTCTCCTTTGATGTCAGCTGTCTGACGCCTCTTGCCGCAAGGATTTTCTGGTCAGTTTCATTGATCAGTGTCTTCGCTTCCTCTAAAACCCTCTGCTGAATGCTTTCGCACATTTCGATAAATGATGCCTGAAATGTCTCTGCATCATTGTTTTTGATAGCTTCGTTCATTTTCTGGATAATTTCCTGTTTCTGCTTTTCCAGTACGTCTAAATTTTTCATATGACCTCCTACTTAAATAGATTTAATATTTTATTTTCTTTTGGTTCGTCTTTTCCTTTTGTTTTTTGCATTAATGCAATTTGCTGCCTAAAACTCTGCTGCCGGTTTAACTGTTTCTGCATTTCTGACAGTTTTTGCAGTAGTTTTTCTGCATCTTCCGGCGGTGCCTGTTTGCCCATGACCTCATCGATCAGGCCGTATTCCAGTGCCTTATCCGGTGTGAGATATGTCTCATCTTCCATTAGTTCTTTGAGCCGGTCTTCTGTGATCTTCGCTCGCTCCATAAACACCTGACGGTTAGCCTCCATCATGTCGTCAAGGTCATCTGCGTATTTTCTGAGTTGGCTCGCATTGCCGTAGCAGTACATCCACATGTTATGAATCAATGCCGTTGTGCCAAGGCACATCTTTCTTTCATCGCAGGCTTGCAGAATTAAAAAGGCGACGCTGTGAGCGACGCCATCGACAATGCCAATTTTATGATTTTGTTTCTGTTTAAGGTTGTTGTAGATCGCAACGCCCTCTTTGACTGAGCCTCCGTTTGAATTGATATGCAGTTCAATCGTCTGGCCGTCTGGAATTTCTCCGAGTTTTTGCGCGAAATACTTGGCAGATGTTTCAGATTCGTCATATTCCCATGTATCCCAGTTAAATTCTCCGTATTCTGTCACATCGTCATAAATGTATAGTAATGTTTTATTTTCTTCTTGTTTCGGTTCCAAGCGCCAATTTGTTATAATTTTTCCCACTTTTTTCACCTCCTGCATTCAAGATTTTATGCTGCAAATCTGCAATATCGTATTATTCGTCTGTATAAACTCCTTATT